GTGATTTGGCATGATAGTGGCATAGCCTGCTCGTAACCATTACCTTTTTCCCAGATCAAGTGTGCCACATCACCAAATGCACACGTTCTAACTCTATAGGCGGATCGGTATGCTACAACACGAAAACCCCTGACAATCGCTTGTCAAGGGTCGTTCGTAGTTCTGGTGAGCTAGCTTACTAGTAGCGCTCTGGGTTCATGAAACCGGCAATGAAGAAGATTGCAATCAAGATCACTAACAGCAAGGTTCCGTCCATGTCTCGTTTCTCTCACCGTCTACAATCGTGATAGCGTTACAGTCGTCGCACCGCCATGTAAGACATTCTCTATCGATGAAGTCTTGTGTAGGATAAAGCTCACCTGCACAATCGTTGTGCAGGCAATGTGGGTTAGCCAACACTTCTTCAACTCGCTCCCACCCAGGTAGGCTCAAGGCCTTCATTAGCGCACATGTAACCCGTCGTGTGTCTAGGTCGTCATCTAGCGCACACTCGAATACAGTGTCAAGTGCGTCCCTGATTTTTGTGAGTGTTTTCATAATACAATCTCCAATGGCGAATAGGTATCAGAGTACCCACATAGTGCGCGCGCACCGCACCATAGCGCGGCTTGCGTTTCGGCGTTAGGCCATCCTAGCTCACTCGCCACAGTCTCTACTTTGTGCGCTACCTCACGATAGCCCTTGATACCTCGTTGTGAGCAATCGAACAATCGAAACATCCATGCATCTATTACAGTAGCAGTGGAATCACCGTCAAGCGCGTCCGCGAAAGCGGTCACCTTTGGGCCGGTGAACACACCGCTTGATTCATACTTGGCAAGAGCCTGTAGGCGCTGTGGCATCGCTCCCGGGGCTTTACCCGTCTCAAGGTAGGCGCGAGTTAGGCGTACGTTCTGAGCGACACTAACGCGCGGTGATAGGATAGCTACAACATCGCACACGTACCTACTTGGCACCCCTAAGCGCACACTGTAGGCCTCTATACTCTGTCCGCTCTCCTTGTACCACGCGCGACCGTACGCGTGCTCGTGGGCTAGCTCACAAAGGCCGTCAAAGGCTATCCGCTGGCCGCGCCATGTAAGCTCCATCACAACCCCTCAGGGAGGTCAGGGCCATTTGTGGGATTGATTACATAGTAGGTTCCATCGCAAAAGGTCCATCCCTCAGTGTCGGGCTTTGTAGGTCCATGTGCGACAAAGCGCCCAATGTGGGTGTGATACTCTGAGTGTGGGTCAACGAAGTATGCGGTGCGGTCGTTTTCCGCTATCACTAGAAACGATTCCTGACTGTAATCTACCGCACAACCTAGTACGAACTCGCCAGCGTTAGCCCCGATTACTGCGACCGAGCGCTCCCAGCCGCCTTTGTATGCTCCTTCACACTCACGGAAAGGGAACCCAACCTTTGTGAGTTCGCTCACCAGTAGCGCGTGACGGAGTTCGTTCGTTTCGGGCGATACGCCTTTCACGAAAGCGCTTACAATGTAGGTTCTAGGGGTACCAAAGTCTTTCATGGTGATCTCCGTTACAAATAAAGGGTTAGGGTGGGGAAGTGTAGGGAAAAGTATTTATCCGCTTGCACGGCGTCAATCCCCGCGAACTCTATCGCGTCAAGGTAGGCCTCACGCGCGATAGCAGCGGCTACCTCGTTAGCTGCTGATTTGTGTCGACGAAGGAGGGTGTCAATCTCCGCGCCTATCTCCGCTAGTATGTGGGTCGTTTCACTCATTGGCTCATTCCCTTTCATGCTCTCACTCTAGCGTGATACCATACTCTCGTAAAGTACGGTGCATTACAGATTTTACAGTTTCCGAACATTTATCGCATATCCCACCTTGTCCCACATTGTCGCACCTTGACGCGACGTGGTACAGCGTGGCTTCGCATGGACGCGGAAGCGATTTGAACACCGCGCGCGCGCGTCGGTACCGTTCCTCCGCGTCTCGGAACGTGTTGTACCCCGCCCCTATCACCGCACCTTGTAGGCTATGCAGGGCATTGTGGGCAAGCTCCCAGTCCGACCTTGTCCTACATGGACGCAGAACGTCATACCCGTGGGCCTCTATCATACGTAGACCCCGAACGTAGTTTTCGTATGTCATTTTAGTGGCTCCCCTTCACGTACGTGCAGTCCACGTCCTGGTGTAGCGCCTCCGGCGGAGCCCACATATGCTCGCATGTATGGGGGGGATAGAACTGCAGGCATATGATGAACTGGCGCTTCCAAGATTCGTCTTTCCGCGGGGCAGGGGTGGCGCACCCTAGCAGGGTGAGCGAGAGGAGTATGGCGGTTATTGTGTTTCTCATGCTTTCAGTATGGCACAACGGCAAGCGACCGCAAGTGATCTACCTCACCAAACGGTCGATTCCCGATTTTCGTCTTGGCACGCTTTGTGCATGCCTACATGTGGGTGCGCAGGAGTGCTCCACCGACGTGTAGGGCCATGTGCGCGAGCAAGCTCGCCTGACACGGGTAGCACAGAACCCAGTCCATGATAGGGGCTGCCCTGATAAGGGCTGCCCTGATAGGGGCTGCCTCAATGCTCATTTGAGCATCTCCGCGATGATGGCCGCCTTCTCCTGGGGAGCGTAGCCAATCTCTATGTTCTCCACCAGCTCAACCGTCAGGAAGTTGCGGGATTCGCCCCCCTCGTACTCTAACCAGCGCACTACCACGAAGGTCTCGCCATTGTCTTCGACTATCGCCAGGGGGCGGCCCTTGTATCCGCCGCTGTCTTGAATGTACATTAGATCACCATCACTTTCTCAAGTCGCTTGCCATAGCGCACCTTGATGAAGGTCGCCATGCAGTCGATCGCGTCCTGCCTGTTGAAGAAGCGCCCATCGGGCTGGCTCACGAAGTCTCGGAACCCATTGTAGTCGCGCAGCACGTCGCGCTTGGTGGTGTACACGCGCCCGTATGCGGGCGTCAGGGTAACGCTACCATACTTGCGGCGGCTCTCGCCGTCGGCCACGGCCTTTGCGCTCCTCCACTCTTCGATCGTGTTCTGGTTGTTGAGCTTTTGCATTTCCGTCTCCTTGTATGCTCACAGTATAGCAGGGGGAGGAGCCCCCTGCAAGTGTTCTACCTCACTCTTTGTACAAAAAGGTCGCGTCCCGGTTCGTGATGCAGCCTTCTCCCCCGCGGCGATGGATGATGGACGAAAGCCCTAGCCATTTGTAGATGGCCTCCGGCCCCCCGTCCCGGAACTTGGACCCCTTGTTGGCCGTTCCCGGCATGCCCTTTGGGCACTCCCCCAAGATCTCCGCGACGATCCACTTCGCCTGGGTGTGCGTGACCCTGTAGAACCTGGTAGGGCACATGAGCGCTTGACAGGCACCGAACAATCGCATCCAGGTCATGCCGTCAATCTCGACGCAGCGCTCGGTGTCGGGCTCGAAGCACTCAGGCAGAAGCTCCTGGCCATCCGGGCGTTGAATGTAGTAGCGTGTCATGTTTTCCTCCTCGTTTGAGACCACAGTATAGCACGGGCGGGAAGCGTACACAAGTGAGCTAAAGTACAGATCTAGCACTTTCTCAATCTCGTCCTCGGGAAGGCCCGGGGTGCGGGCGAGCGCCACGAATGTGGCACGGGTCTTGCCTGCTATGCGCGCACATGCGCGGGCTGCCCTGGGACTGATAGGGGCTGCCTCAGTGGTACCCTTGAAGGTACTGTCGCTCATTCTCCCATATCCTGTCCTTCAGCCTGATAAGGGCTGCCCCGATGCACTCCCCAAACGTGCAGGCTGCTCTGATCTCCCCCGCACTCACCGACTCACGCCAGTACTTGTCCAGCTCCCAGTTGTAGGCGTACAGCTCTACCGGCTCGTCGAAGGAACCAACACGCGACACGAAGGTCCACTCCCCCGGGGGCTTGCGCCCTCCCCTGAAGTAGTCCTTCATGAGGCGCGTGAGACTGTCCTCGCTGAGAGCATCCACGTCAGTTCTCCGTGATCTTGAGCTGCCTGTCGAGAACATAGCCCCGGCACCAAGGGTTGGCTGCTTCGATCCGCTTAATCTCTGCGTCTGCCTCGTCGATCGTACCGTAGACCGCCCCTACACGCACGCTCCTCACGTCGAGCACGCCGTACGTGCAGTCGAGCGTCTTGATCAGCACGATGTACACCGTGATCATGGCTGCCCGTCCTTCAGGAGCGCGTCGGCTGCTTCGGTCGGAAGCTCCACCGGAGGAGCCCCCTGCTCCAGCGTCTTGTGCATCTCACCGAACGCGCGTAGCGCTTGGCGGCGGGTGGGGGCGTGGAACCCGTGGAGCCCGTCGAGCAGCACGTCGTAGCCCTTCTGCGGCTTGGCCGACTTGAGCAGCATGGCTGCCATGACCTTCCCGTCCTCGCGCACGTACTCCAGGCGGTAGCTCGGGGGCTTTCGCTTGATGCGCGTGATGAGGATTGACTCCTCGTAGCTTTCCGTCCCGAGGCGCTGCCACTGTGTGGCCCCTGCGAGCCACTTGGTGCGCTTCTTCTGCCTTGGTGTCTTCTTCGGTTTCATAGCGTGTACTCCTCGATCTTGATGTCGTAACCTTCATCGTTCCCGTAGGACTCCAGGACGTAGAGGAGCGCGAGCCTGCGCGATTTGTGTAGGCTATCCAGCTTCCATTCTGTCCCTAAGGGCTTGCGGTACCGCACTACGTAAACAGGTTGTACCTGCGGCTTCATCGGATGTTCTCCTCGATCCACTGAATGTTGTTGTCCTGCGTTAGGTCCACGAACCCTCCGTCACTCTCGTCGTAGCAGTCCCAGCCGAAACTCGTCACCGCTACCTGAATCGTACCCTCTGGCGTCTCAGCGTACACGGGGCCGCCGGAGTCTCCGTTGCACGCCCCCGCCGTGAAGAACACGATGCCGGAGTCGCGATAGACCTCGAACACTTCGCGCTCGTATAGCTGCCCCTTGGTGGGGAGCCCATAGCCCTGGACGATGAATCTCGTGCAGTCAGTGGGCACACCAAGCGTAACGTACGGGCCGGGAAGCTCCCCGTCAGTGTACAGGAGGCGGAGGTCACGACGCCCGGGCGTGTTCGCGTCCGGGTTCACAAGGTCCTCGACCACTCCGATCCCAAACGGGTGCACGGTGTGCATGCCCTCGCAGTGCGCAGCAGTCAGCACGGTGTGTGGGCCAACGACGGAGCCGCTGCACAGCTGGCTGTTGCTTACGACCTCCACGGTCGAACGCCGGTCGGTACTCGGGGTGCCGTCGACGATCGCGCTCTCCACCGGAGCAACGTCAGAAGAGGCGCACATGGGACCGAGGGTCGGCCCACACCCCTGCACGAGGAAGGCCAGGAAGCAGCCAAGCAAAGCACAGAACAAGATCACTGCTGTGGCCAATCGCTCGTCAGGGTCCTTCATTACTTCCTCCCGTGGCAGTCCGGCTTGTCGTTGCCGTAGTGGTGCCCGTTGTCCTTGCACTCGTCGTCGTCACTGTCCTCGTCGTCGTCCTGGTCGCACGCCTCGCACTCGTCGCAAACGACGGGGTCCGGACACACAGGGCGGTTGGTCGCACAAAGCTCCGCCGCCGCCTCGAACCCAGCGCGGTACGCGGCTCGCGTATCGCATGCCTCAGCCTCGGGACAGAACGCCGCCACCACTTCCGGCACGCACTCGTCCGTCACCTGCTCCACGCAAGTCGGCTCTTCGCCGGGAAGCAGGATGTCGCTGCCGCAACCGGAAAGCCAACTCACCATGCCAAGCACGACGAAGATCGCCGCGATGTACGTGAACCCTGCCCACAACTCACTCTTTTTGATGTCGCTCATTTTACCCTCAAAAAAACGTCCAAATGATTACCACTACCAGCGCCAACCAGCCAACCACGACCGCGGCGCGCAAAAACATCTCCAGCCATCTAGGCATCTCTGTCCTCCTGGTTCCCTCGCCAGTACTGTTCCAAACACTCCAGGCTGCACACCTCCCCCACGATGGGGTTCCAAACACGGGACACCGTGAGGCGCTTACCGCACAAGGGACAGTTATCCTCGTCGTACAGCTCCAGCTCCTGGGAAAGCTCTGTGAGTTTCGCAGCAGCAATCTCCTGCTGCTTCACGTTCTTCGGGTCATGCGCGCCCGCACTGTTCTTGTGCCGTGCGAAGTACTTCGCGAAGCGCGGGCTAACATTCCCATATCCCTTTTTCCCCATGTTCTACTCCGTGAAAGTTGGTGAGCTGTTGGGCGTCTGCTCTATTACCCACTCCAGGTCGTCGAGCACGATGAACGCACCCTGATCCTCAGTCGGTACGTTGTGCGCCTTTGCTAGCTCGTTTAGTAGGCTTAGCTCCCTTTGGAGCCTCCGCCTTAGTCCCCTCACTCTCCTCAGTTCGTTCGCCTTCTGGGGCCACTGTGGCAACGCGTGCATCTGCTTGCTCCTCCATGTATTTTCCGATTCCAGTTTCCGTCAGGAAGGTGTCGATCATCTGGGCGACGTCCTCGTACACACGCTGGGCCTTTTCCCAGTCCTGCTTGAGCGCGTAGGTCGCTGCCTGATGTAGCTCGTGTCCGATGCGCTCCGTGAAGCGCTTCCCGATACGAATGTTGGTTGTCTGTACTGTTCGTGATCTCATGATGCTCCTATTATAGCATTAGGTGTATTCGTTGTCAAGTCGAATCGTGATGTTGTCGCGGAGCACGGCGACGTGCTTCCGAACGCGGGAACGTGGAATGTCCAGGATGTCCCCGATGGTGCGCTCCCCCTCGCCCTGCGAGTGTAGCAGCCAGGCCCAGCAGCGCTCCTCGGAAAGCCTCCCCTCCCGGATAGCCTGGCACGCGATCAGCGCCGCGTGATGGTAGTACCGGGCCTTTCCGCCCTCCAGGAAGTTGAGCGAGTCGTCCTCACTATCAGCGACCTCGTCAAACTCTCGTGGGGCGCGGTCGTTCTTCAGCCCGTGGTCCACGCTTGACTTGTTCGCGAGCGAGCGCAGCGACACGGTACTCGTAGGTCCCTTGAGTAGGTGCCCTTCGACTCCCCCCTCGACGTCGTAGAACCCCTCGTCCTTCAACTTGGCGTACCACTCGCGTTGGAGCTTGCGCACTTCCTTGCTCTTGTACCAAGGCTTTGGTTTATCTTTCACCAGATCCCCCCATTCCATGCCGTCCATCTACCTTTCCAAAGATCTCGTCTAGCTGTTCTTCGGTCAGCTCAGGCCCCTGGCAGTCCTCGCAGATACATTCGTACCAATACACATGCAGGGGCTTAGAAGTGAAGGGCTTCTGGCACGCTGAGCACTTCGGGTTTCCGCAAGTTTTGCACTCCATTACTTTACCTCCGACCAGTTGTATCCGCTCTTCGGCTCAGCGAGGATCGGAACCTTCAGGCCTAGTGCGGGGCCGGCGCTCTCCAGCGCTTCCTTCAGCAGTTGCTCCCCGTGCTGCCTGCACGTCTCCGGTACCTGCACCAGGACCTCGTCGTGTACCGTCGTCACAATCTGCCACCCCTTCGGCATGTGGTGCCGGAAGTAGTTCATCCCAAGTACCAGGAGGTCCCGCGCGCCACCCTGAATCAAGTAGTTGACGACAAGTCTCTCGCCACTTGACCGGACAGAATACTGCTCGCCATTCGGCTTCGGCTTTCGTCCGTAGATCTTGCAGCGATCGTAGTACTTCTTCGCGACCGGGGCGTACTCCTCGGGGAACTTTGCGCGCATATACTCTGGGTTCAGCTCCGGTATGAACCTTATCCTCCCCGCTAGCGTGCGAACGAACGGCACGGTAGCGCTGGAGTCGTCCGCCTCTTGAATGATCTTCTGTCGCCACCGCTCTACCTCCGGGTACGTCGCGTGCAACGCAGCGATCTTGTCCTTCGCCTTCTGCAGAGAGCACTTGAGTACGTCCTTCGCCAGCTTCTCTGGCGCTCCACCGTAGAGCAGGAAACCAAAGTTGACCGTCTTCCCCGTGTCTCGGTCGCAGCCCATCGCCCTGGCGGTGCGTTTGTGGATGTCCTCGCCTCTTAGGAATGCCTCCAGCAGCGTGCCGCCGCAGTACTCCGCGAAGTAGCGAAGCTCCACCTGCGAGTAGTCCGCCGACACGAACACATGTCCCGGGTCGGGGATGAACGCCTCGCGCACGAGCTTGGCGTACTGCCCTCGCGCGGGCTGGTTCTGTATGTTGGGGCCGCTAGCGGACAGTCGTCCGGTGCGCGTACCGAAATGCCAAAGGTCGGGGTGGAGCCTCCCATCACGCCACTGGCGGGCCTCCTCGACCAGCTCATCGGAGTACGTGCTCACGATCTTGGCTACCTCCTGGTAGTCGAGCCGGAGCTGCGCCAGGCGCTTCCCGTCCCCCTTCGCGTTGCGCGTGTTGTACTCCATGACCTTTCCCTCGGTCGAGAAGGCTCCGCCCTTGGTCATGCCCTTTGGTGTCCAGATCCCTTCAACGAACAGCTCCTGCAGTTGCTTGGAGCTGGTGATGCTGATGCTCGGCGCGAGCTTGTTCCACTCGTCCAGGATGCGCGCCTGCTCTGAGCCGGCCTCTTTCGCCAGCGCGTGCAGCTTCGTGTAGTCGATGCGCATGCCCTGCATCTTCATGTCCGCGAGCGTGTGCGTGAACGTGCACTCTTCGATGAACCAATCGCGCAGGTCGCGATCCAAGATCTCGCGCATGAAGTGCTCACCAAGGTCGAGCGTGTTGCGCGCGTCCCACCCCGCGTAGAACTTGACCTCGTCGCCAGTCTTCGCGTGGATCGTCGGATCGTAGCGCGGCACCTTGCGATCGAACAGCTCCTCGACAAGGCCCTTGAGGTCGATACCCTTGTTGCGTCCGGTCACGAGCCACGCAGCGATCATGCTGCACAGCAAGCCGGGAAGCTCGTACCCGTCGAGCCCGATCGCCATGTGGTCGACCTTCGCGTTGTGCGCCCACACGCGGTGCTGCTCCGCTGCGCTAGCAAGCTCTCCCATGATGTCGTCAAGGGCAGTGAAGCTGATGTTATTCCCCTTGTGACGAACGGGAATGTAGTGGTTGTATTTCCCGAACGCAACGGAAACACCAAGCAGCGCACAGTGCGTGATGTTCGCGAAGTCGGTACCCCGCAGTGACGCGCCAGCGAACTCAGTGTCGAACCCGATGTTGCCCTCGTGCGCGCGCAGTCGCTTCAGCAGCGTCTCCACTCGCGCCGGGGTGTTGGCCAGGGACACATTCAGCTTGCTGAACCCGTCCTCTTCTTTGGCCGGTACTTTCTCCTTTGATTCCGCGCTCTTAGCCTTGATCTTGTCCGGTGTTTTGTCCGGTATCTCGTGCACCTTGTTAGGCACTGGTCCGGCGCTCATGAGAGCATGGGCACCGATGGGCTTCCGGCGTTCGATGATCCTCATCGCGTCATGACCTCACACACGCTGGAGCAGAACCACTTCTCGTCACGGATCACGGCAACGTCGACCGCCTTGATGCCTTCCCGGCATGCGGGGTTACGACACGTTGCGATCACTTCGGTTGGATCGAACTTGTAGTACTCCGCCTTGACTCGCTTCGCAGCGGCATCGGCACCCGCGATGCGATCTGCGCTCGGCTGCACGTAGACGTTGCTCTCTAGTTCTGCCTCCTCCGCCTCCATCTCAGCGATGACGCGAGCGAGGTACCACTGCGCCTTCTTCAGGTCCTCCAGCTTGTTGCTTTTGTACTCGCAGCGGCAAACGTACTTGAGCACGTTGGCCAAACGGAAGTCGCTCTTCGCGTAGGTCTCGATCACGTCGATGACCTCGATCCCGTTCTGGTTGTAGTGCTTGGGGTTATTCACATCGTCGTTCATGTCTTCCTCGGTGGACAGGGGAGGGGTTGCACCTCCCGTTGCCCCCTGTCGTGCTGGAACACGACGGAGCCCCCGTCCTGTTACGCTACCGCGTAACTTACTTTATCCCTTCGCCTTCGGGCTGCGCTCCACGGCGTGCCAGAAGGTCGCGTTGATGAACGATTCACTCACGTCCACAAGGATCTCTTCGCCATCCGGCGCGAGGAACTTGCAGGCGACGAGCTTCGCTCGCACGGGGTAACCATCCTCGCCCGCTTTGCCGGTGTCGACTTCGATGAGCAGGCTGGCGCTCCCCGGGTAATCCTGGTCTCCGAGGATCACCCCAAAGTTGTCGTAGTTGTAGCCGTCCTCGGTCTTGGTTGCGAGGCTCAGCGATGCGTAACGTGTCTTCTTTTTGTTTGCCATTGATTTTCCTAGAACTTGCTCGGGGCTTTGAACCCCGACTTCTTTTCCTTGGCGGGGGCCTTAGTGCTTCCCGCCGTCTTTGCCTTGGGCTCTGGCCGAGTCGTGCTCGGGGTCTCGGCGGCGTTGGTCTCGCCCGCCTTCAGTGGGTACAGGCTCAAGCCCAGCACTTGTCCCACGGTTGACGCCGCTCGCTTGAGCGCGTCCGTCACAGCTTCAGCCGCCGCGAAGTCGATGACCTCATTGGCGCGACCGCCGCTGACTTCCTCAAACTCCCCGGTAGGCTTCCCGTTCTTCCAGATCTCCTTCCGGAGTACACCGTGGCCGACCGCGAGGCCGTCCTTGGTGACGCTGCGCTCCCCTGCCTGAATCGTCAGCCGGACGTGCGCGAACCAGCGCGCGGTGCCGTCGTCGAACTTCGGGTTGATGGGGTAGTTCTCGATCACTTCGTAGCTCCAGCCCAGGGGGCCGAACAGCTCGTTGAGGGTCTGCTTCACGTACCGACCGGTAACGTATGACAGGCCCTTGCGTTCACTCACGTACTGCTGAGCTACTGGCGTGCGAAGGATGTCGACTAGCGACAGTTCCTTCCCGGGTTGTTCTGTTTCTTCTTCGCTCATGATGTCTCCTAGTTTAGCACGGCCCGCCGATAGCGTCAAGGGCCTCGGCAAACTTTTCGTTCTCGACGTCCAGCACCCTGTCCCACGCCGCGTCCCGCTCGATCACGTACGCGCGCATGTCCCACACCTGCCGCCACTTCTGTGTCGGGTGACGCATGACTGTCTCCGCCATGATGATCGCGTAGTCAAGCTCCAGCACCGCGAGCTGCGTCTTCACCTGGTCGACGTAGTACTCCGGAGCCTCCTTCTGGAACTTGGAGCTGGTGCTCTTCTTGACCTCGGTGATGAACATCGTTCCCGTGGTGTCGATGTAGTCGCGGAGGTACGGAAAGAGGGTGCGGTCCTGCGAAAACTCAGCGTGCACTGGGGGGCACTCGTCCGCGTCCAGGAGCAACCCGTCCTCAGCCTCGCCGTTCCAGGGCAGCCCGAACCCGTCGATACTTGCAGCGATGTGCGACCAGCGGTCGTTGACGTAGAGCCCATTGTCCGGCTGCACGAGGCAGCCTACGGCGTACCCAAACTTCCGCTGGATGTTCTCCTCGTCGAAGCTGCCGTGCGCGATGCTCGTCTCCGCGGGAGGGTCGAACGTCTTCTCCGCGCCCTGCTTCCCCTGGAGTACCGTGTGCTCGTTGGTGTCCTCAGCGTACCAGTCGGGAACGCCTACGCCCCTCCAACCAAAGACTTCAGAGCTGGTGAGGTACGACTTGCGCGTTTCCTTCCAGTGATCGAAGTCCGCTTTCGCGTCTGCGATCTTGCGTGATGTAGTCATGTAGACATCTTAGCATAGAAAAAAGTTACGTGCAACTGTTTTTTCTCCTTGACATCACTTTTCTGCTTTGCTATACTCTATCAAGTAGCAGCTAATCGGGAAGTACAGAGCTAAGTACAAGTAGCTGCTACTTACATAGCAGCAACTAGTTGGGACAGGTATAGTAGCATGAATATACGCAGAGAGCAATCGGACTACGCACCACATGCGTGCACTGAGTGCGGAGAGGCAGCGTACATCCCGTTCCACGGTATGGCTCGCTGTACAAACTGGCAGTGCAACCGCTTCGATCAGAAGATCTGGGAAGAGCATGTGATGTCCCTTCCCGACACAGGGGATCCGCTAGACGATGAACCTACGAACCCGGGCTTCTCGCTGACTGACGAGCTTCTGAAACTTCACGCGGAGATTGAGAAAGCGATTGACACCATGCCTGTCCCATGCTATACTGTTGACAAGAAAAGCCTTTGGAAGAGTGTTTCAACAACGGGAAGTACCGAAGACATGAGTCCAAGCATTGCTATAATGAAAAGACTTCTGAATGGGACACCATGAAGTACAGCAAACAACAGGAGCCCTCGATGCTCGACCTAAACGACAAAGTCGGGTCTCCGTGCAAGCTGACTGGCGAGTGGGGCTTTGTCGGCTACTTGAAGAACGGCACGGCGGTCCCAATAGGAACCTACTCTACGTACCGGGATGGGGCAGCGCACGCCAACAGTTGGCTGCACGCTACGCCGAACGCAATCCGCTGGGAGGGCCAGAGGCTGTTCGAACCATTGACGAGTGAAGGAGTGATGGAGGCATGAGAAATGAAAGAGAAGTCAAGTTGGGAATCAAAGATCCCCAAGCAGGTATATGTTCCGTTACTGGTCGGAGCTGCCATTGCGGGAATGGCGAAGGGTGTGACGGAAGATCTTATCGCCAAGGTGTGGACAATCTTCCAACGGCGCTTGTATCGCGACTTAGGACGCTCCGGCTTCACGCCGGCATCTGCCTCGACGACTGCGCGTGGATCGAAGACTTCGACGGGTTCAGGCGTACATATCCACAACCCGAGGTCCGGGACATCGACCGCAAGCTGCGAGCAATCGTCACCACCCTCGACGAAGTACTAGGAAAAGGACGATGACACATGTCAGCAACGTCAAGGAAACGATTGCCACTGCGGTGGACACTTTCTATCTGGACCGAGACGGAGTCCCGGAGCTTGTGCCTACTGGTATGCGACCGCTCGACGCAGAGCTTGGAGGTCTTGGACCCGGCTCGTGCGGGATCCTGGCTGCCACTACTGGCGTCGGAAAGTCTTCAGCTTGTTTGGCCGCCATGCTCGACTCGCCTGTCAAGGTCGGTTGCATTTCAATGGAAGATGGTCCGGACGTGGTTGGCACTCGCTTGCTTGCGGCGCTTTCCGGGATTGATTCACTACGGATTCGTAGAAAAGCTCTTAGCAAAAAGGAGCTGGCGACGATAAATGAAGTCGCAAAGTCGAATAGGCTTGACCACATGTTCTTTAGTTACCAGATCGGAAAAGGGATCGACCGGGTGTGTGAGTCTATTACGGACCTTACCAAGCTCGGGTGTAAGATGGTATGGCTCGACTACCTTCAGGAGATTCGAGGTCACGGCAAGGGTGATCGTCGCAACGAAGTCGCGGAAGCGCTCACTCGTTGTCACGGTGCCGCTTCGGACGGTGGCGCGGCACTCATGGCGGTCAGTCAGTTCCGTCGCCCTGGTGAAGACTACAAGACAGGGCAACCCAGGCCCGTCGGTATCCATCACCTCAAAGAGAGTGGGGATCTTGAGAACAAGGCGCGCATCATT